GGCATACAACGGTAACGTGTGTATCATGTCTGCAATTGTTGGAGTATGCTTGCTAAGTGAAACGACAGTCCTAGTGAGAAATTTAAATGATGTAGTTAAAGGTTTGTATTCACGGATTCGAGGGAATGTGACACCACCTAAAGAATCTATTGAAGCCAGAGTTTCTGGACAAACCGTTAAAGTGCAAAGAACAATACCAATAAATACAGTATTTATAGAATATTTAGATCAAGATTATATAAGCGCAAACCCAACAATGAGCGCTATGGAGATAATAGGTAGCTCAGGTAATACGGCACCGAAAACGACATTTCAAAGCCTGTTACCATCACTATCTGCATTATTTGGAGTGGCGTTCATTCAAGGCGCATTTATGCATAGAGTTATATCTACAACAGGTCCAACGATATCATTTTTGGTATTAGTAATAGGTCCACCAGGAAATTTCACAAGAAAACCAAGCGTAGCTGCAGCATCGTCAGTAGTTCAAGTGGAATCGACATCAGACATTGATCTGAACGATACAGTGAAAATAAATGCTCTAATGCTGCAAAATACAAAACTTGTATCAGCATCGGCAATTCACGCAACGTCGCTGGGTGAAGTGTCAGAAAAATGCGATAGTTTGGATACCATGATAATCATGAAAGCATTAACATATTTTAAACGGTATGCATATGAGCAAAGTCTTGGGACGATGGATAATGCAACGCGTGTGTATCTAAATCTGCCAATTGACGAGATATTCTCAGGGAGAACGGCTAGTGGAGAACAACTTCAAAACAAAATAGCAACATTCAAAGAATCTCGTGGTCACTTAGCTGGGGTAGTGTTACCAGACGGACATGGTAAATCAACTTTGGTATCTGATTATCCAGAAATATTTACGCTGTTAAAAGACAATAATGAAGCTACTGACCCATCGGATAATGGGGAAATTGAGGCTAATAAATCAAAGGGTAAGTATGAAGGTAAAATAGTGCTAGCTAGTAGTGTCAAAGAATTGTTTGACAATGGGATTCGCGTGTTAGGAGTCCTAAAACTTGAATCTGAAGCTCAAGTGGAGGATGAGATAAATAAAGATCAAGTACTTAAAAATAAAAAAGATAAGATTATGGAGGGATGGAAAAATACATCCGGTCCAAATGTTGTAACTAGTAAGAACTTGCCTCTATTACATGACAAAGTGATGGATATAGTCACAACGCATACTAAAGGAATTAAGACAAACAGGTCAGGGAAGCCTATTGAGATAAAAACTGATCCCAAGCTGAGACCAGAGACAAGAATCAGTATTTATTTCAAAAATGGTTTTCCAATTGCTAGATATTCAACTAATAAGCTATCAAAGCACGGTATAGATGTAGTTGAGGCAAAGGATCTAAATGAGGACACAATTATAGTGTCGAATAAACCTAAGAATACTCCAAGGAGAGTACCTCAAAACGTTAAAACTAAACTCGAATCAATGCGATCGAATTTGAAGGTTGATGTCGATACTGACAACTTAACTGAGGAGGAATTCATCGCCAAGATTAAAGCATTATGACTATTATTTTACACTTACTCATCAATGGTATATACTAAGGCGCTGAGGCGTAGAGTGTCCGCCCATTTGAGGAAGGTTCGTCAGCGAAGCAAGAAAGTTATGTTCAATTTGTAGATTATGATAGTGCATCGAGAACGTTATCGTTTTAATGAT